TAGTCAAGAAAACCCACCGAAATGACCACTAAACTCTCTGGTGCTTGTGTTAGAATGGCACTGATGGATCGTAGAACAGAACTGATTCGTTGTGCTTCTATCACAAAGGATGATACTTTTGATCAAAAGATTAAACAACTTGATGATGCTTTGTTTAACATCTGGAATGCAAAAGAAGTAGAAATCCACGTGACACTCTAAGAACTGGCACAAGGGCACTTGAGATTCTTCTGGTGCCCTGATACATTACATTCGTTCACCTGAAACCCCAATGGTTCTACCATCCTACAATGCGATCTCATTTCAATCTAAAGAAGAACACCGTGCTGCATTATACGATGCTTGTCTACTGATTGTCAATACTTATAATCAAACAGATATTCTTGATTCTCATTCTGTTGACAATGTAAGTCCTTATCAGTTTATGAAGTTTGCTCGTAATGTTCTTAACACAATCGCAAATGACTGAAAACAACGCTATCACATACGAAAGAAACTTCAAAGAACTTGTATGGTATCAGGAATGGATTTTTAAGAAAGGTCAATATATTGGTGAAATCTTTACCAATATATCTGGTAGTGGTTACTTTCTTCGTAAAGTAAAAGAAATTCAACTTGCTGATAATTATGTAACCACTATTCTTGAAAATATAGCACACTTTGAATCTGTATGTGATGCTAAAGAGTTCGTGAATCAATCAGGAACTCTATGATATCCTTCTGTATGCCTCTGTAAGGTGTCTTAAACATCTTTAAAGTGGTTTCTATCGTTAAACCTCTTATAAGGCGTCCTAAGGGTCTTTAAGTTACTTTATATACTTAGCTATTCCTTATCTTCCAAAGTAACAAACCTATTCTAATCATCTTTGAATATAATGTCAAGTACCCTATAAGAATTATGTGAGTATTTCATAACAATTCTTATAGACATTCAAGGACAGTTGAGAAAGTGTCACAGACCACTTGACTTCCACTCAAAACCCTGTTATTCTTACATTGTTCTCAAGAAAACACTATGTCCATCACACTCACCGCTAACTACAAAGAAGTTCTTCAGGAGAAGACTGTAGAGAAGATTGATGAACTTCTGGAAGACAATTATGCTCTTGATGATATTCTTCAGTTCATTGATGAGCACAATGAGAATGATTTCGTTCAGTTTTATGATGAATATGTTGATATGGGTGAGAAAGTTGGCTATGATGTAGTGGATGAATTCATTAATTATCACGGTGATGTTTCGTATGTGGAACACGTAGAAGATGCTTATGCTGGAACTTATGGTTCTCCGGAAGAATTTACTGAAGAATTTGTAAATGATGTTTATGGTGAAGTTCCAGTTTATCTTGTAGTTGACTGGGAAGCAACGTGGAAATCAAGTCTTTCTTATGATTATGATTTTGTGAATGGTTATGTTTTCCGGAGGGATTTCTAATTAAAATCTCGTCGAGATTGTGCATACTCATAAACAATCTCGACGAGACATACATCATCATATAAATCTCGTCGAGTTATACATATCTCGTGGAATGTGTTTGCCACGTCTCGTAAGAAAGTTACACACGTAGGAGAGGGCAATATAGTTACAAATGAGTGGGTGAATACGAGGGAAGGGGTGGTGCCCTTCCCTTTTTTTATATTTAAAATTTTATAATTTATAAATAAAAACAAGATTTCTTATTAATCTTATAGAGCAGCTCTTGAACCTGCATAGATTCGTTCAGCACAAAGGGTAACAAACTGACAAAGATTATAAAGAACTCTAACTGTCTACTATAAACTTATAAGATACCCTGGGGAGTTAGAACACGGTCTCCGTCGAAATAAAATCGTTAGGATATAATCCTAAAAATCCAATCTAAGTGATAAATTGAATAGAGAAGAATTAAATAAAAAAGAAGGATGATTCCTGATTGGATTCTTTTGTCTAAGAATCTAACTCACTTAGGAGTCAATTTGTTGTATCTACTCATTGTGCCAGTCAAGTAAGTGTCACAAGGGGTATTGTGTTTCTTTGGAATCTGTGCCATATTACATTCGTCCCTGAGAGACACACTATGTTTGATGAACTCTGGTCTGAGATTCAAGATATGCAAGGTGAAATCTTTGACCTTGATATTCCTGAACTTCGTGAAGATGATTTCAATTTCAATGATTATGTTGCTGCTGATTATGATTACTGAATACACTTTTTGATTATTATTTTTCGTCACTCTTACAAACTATTATGAACACTTACGATTTTTCCGGCAATGTTACCACCTTCATTGGTCTGGTTGGTATTATTTCAACGTTTATCATTGTTTATACTGCCTTTCGTAGGTTTTTTAATTCTCCTTATAATTTTCGTGTGCCAGTGAAGCAAGTGGCACAAGACACTCCACAAGACCCCTCCTGACCCCTTATAATTCTTTCAGTTCACAAGTCACCTCACCTCATGACTGTCACCTACCAGCAAGATGTGTTCAATGTTCAATATAATGGTTGGACAAACTATGAAACCTGGAATGTTGCTCTCTGGATTGAGAATGATGAGGGTCTCTATGACTTGATTCAAGATTCAAGTGTTTCATCCTATCACGATCTTGTAGAAATTCTTTGGGATTGTGGATCTAAAGAAACTCCAGACGGTGTAAAGTGGAGTGATTTTAAAATCAATAAGTTTGAAATCAATCAAAACGTTTTTGGTATTTAAACTGACACAAGGGGAGTCCACAAGCGACCCCCGACCTTCTACAATACTATCAACAGCAATCCTCAAATGACACTGATTCGTTATCAAGTTCGCTATCAAGTTCCCTACGGTGATTGTCAGTGGCGCACTCAATGGTTCTCTACTTATGATGAAGCAGAGCGTATGATTTCCTTCTATCGTTCTTGTGGTTCTCCCGCTCATCTGGTTCCCTGATATACTTGACCCATTGAAAGAAGGGGTCATTAAATATACTTCTTTCACTCTTCTCTTTATTATTTGTTTTTGAATTATTATGACTCAACAACTTGCAATCAGTCTGCTTCGTCAAGCTAACAGTGGTGATGAACTTCTTCAGGTTCTCGACTCTCTGGTTTCGGGTGCTGATGTAAACGAAGCACAAGATCCTACATTGGAAGAGATTGAATTCTAATGTGACAGTCGGGGAAGTGGCACAAGGGGTCTTCCACGACCCCCCCTGGACCCCTTATAATTCTTTCAGTTCACAAGCAACCCACCATGCGTAAGATCGAACGTCAAATGAATGCCGCTATCACCAACGCTAAGGATTGGTGCTCTGGCAACACTCAAGTGTGCTGGGATGGTGCAGCTCAGGTTGCCGAAGTCTTCCTTCACGGTAATCTAATCGCTAAGATTGGTTCCTGCTGGATTCAAATCTTCGATGGTGGTTGGCAATCTAATACCACCAAATCCCGCCTGAATGCTATTCTTAGTGAGCATGGATTGCCCGGAGAGTGTGTCTTCCAAAAGAACTTTAATTGGTTCGTGAGTCAGGAAGGTGGCGATGTTCCTTTCTTCTCTGGAATGCGTCTTAACTGATAAAGAAAGGGGGTGCAAATCCCCCTCTTTTTTTATATAATACTAATGAGGTTTTTTCAAATGGACAACAATCTTAAGCAGGAAGCACTGATCGAAGCATTAGAATTTTATATTCATAATCTCAAAGAAATTGATGCAAATCAAGCCGCTATTGATCTATTCAATCAGGTTTTGAGTGAGGTTGAGAATGAGACTGTGCCACCTATTGAACCGGCACAAGACCCCTTGTGGTTCCCCTGAATTCGTGCAATACTTAAAGAGTAAAGGAATCAAACCAATGACACCCGAACAAAAGTTTCAGCAACTGTTCGAAGAAATGTATAATCTTTGTGAAGAGCAAGGTTGGGGTGACCCTTTCAGCTATGCTCGCTCACGTGAGATACATCTTGCTGGTATTCTTGGGCATAAAGTAGCAGAAACTTATTCGGGTGCTGATGCTGTAGATGAAGATGGTGAATGTGAATATAAATCTACGGTTGCAAAATCTATCAATGGAACTTACAATGGAATCAGTGTTCAAGATACCTGGGAAGAGCAGGAACGTTATCTAATTGAAGATAAAATTGGTAAGTATTCCAATCATTACATTGCCCGTTATGATGGCGGAAAAGTTGTAGAGGTTTGGAAACTTTCTGGCAATGATGTGCTGATGATTCTTCTTCCTAAACTCAAGAAAGATTGGAATCGTAAGATTAAAGGTAATCACAAAGATCCTCGTCTTTCTGGCAGTCTAACTAAAACAGCAATTTATAAGTTTGGAACTCAAATTGTATGACAATAGATAGCGGAAAATTAATGTATTCTCACGGTGGAGGTGATGAGGCATACACTCCACCATATGGCGTAACTCCTATTCTAAAATATATTCCAAAGAATGCAATTGTCTGGTGCCCGTTTGATACACCAAACAGTGAGTTTGTTAAACAAATTGGCAAACAGAATGATGTAGTTTATTCTCATATCAATTATGGTCAAGATTTCTTTGATTTTGAACCAAACAAATGGGATGTAATTATATCTAATCCACCATTCACAAACAAACGTAAATTCTTTGAAAGAGCACTGTCATTTAATAAGTCATTTGCGTTGATTATGACTAACACCTGGTTGAATGATAGTGCCCCGAAACAGTTATTTAAAGACAAGGATTTACAATTGCTGATGTTTGATAAACGAATGAAGTTCATCACAGATGGTAGACCCAACAATAAAATTACGTTTAGCAGCAGTTATTATTGTTGGAACTTTCTACCAAAACAAATTATAATGGAAGAACTTATTATACCAAAAGATAGTTAAATTAACTGATCCGTGTGCCAGTTGAAGACCCCTTGTGGTTCCCCTGAATTCGTGCCATACTATGATCATCAACAGAAAATCAATGCAAAACACCCATCTTGAGCACCCCGAAGATACAATCCTGACCGGTGATCTTTCTGTCCTGGATTGGTTTGTAACTCCCGGCAATCTGTCGGTTAAAATTGATGGTGCGCCTGCAATCGTGTGGGGAATTGATCCTGCTAACGGTGAGTTCTTTGTAGGAACTAAGGCAGTCTTTAATAAGAAAAAGATTCGTATTGCTCACAATCATGAGGAGATTGATCAACATTATGAGGGCAATGTAGCACAGATTCTGCACTCGTGCTTTGATCATCTGCCCCGTACTGAGACAATCTATCAGGGAGATTTCATTGGTTTCGGTGGACTTTGTGAATATAAGTCCAACACTATCACTTATCTTTTTCCTGAGATTGTAACTCAAAATATTATTATTGCACCTCACACTTGTTATTATGCTGAGAGTGATCTTCGTGATGCCGTAGCATATCCTGACCGTGCCATCTGGAATGATACTGAGCACGTGAAGTTTGTGAAACCTAACGCATACATTCTTTACAATCAAGAATCGTTTGCTGATGTAGAAGATGTTTGTAAGTTTGCCCGGCAGATGGCACAAACTGTAACCTTTGTGAATGATAAGGAAGCAGCAAAGATTAAGCAACAACTTAATGCTTTCATTCGTTCGGGTGAGCAGATTAGTGTAGAGAATGTAAATGAGTTTGATTGTGACCCCAACCTGATTCGTTTGTGGTTACTTGTGAAATCAATCAAAGATGATTGTTTATATCTGTGCCGTAATGATGGACCTGCTGCTTATATCAACGGGAATCGTATTGATGCTGAAGGTTACGTTATGACCAATGAGTTTGGTATGATGAAACTTGTAAATCGTGAGTGCTTCAGTTATGCGAACTTCACCAGCGGTCGCTTTCAGTGTGCCGCCTGAGAGAGTGGCACAAGGGGTCCCCCAGAACCGGCAGGGACCCCTTAGAATTCTTTCAGTTCACAAGTTCACCCGATGACTCTCACACCTTGCAACCTGACCGCTATCGGTGAGATGATCTCTGCTGCTTCTCAGGATTCCCGCACCGCTGAGAATATCCGGCAGATGCATGAATCTGCTGAGGGAGCTGAGATTCTGCGCCTGATTGTTCGTGATGACCTGGGTGGCGCTGCTGATATAATTGTAGATGCCCTTTGGTCCAATCTCTAAACTTGCACAAGGGGTCCTCTGTGACCCCTCCTGATACCTTACAATTCTTTCAGTTCACACCCCCACCAACAATGGCAACCAACGCTTCCCGTGACACTACAACCGGAAAATCTTATGAAGATGTAATCGAAGAACTTTTAATTGAACATACCGATCACAAAGTAGAATCTCAGGTTAACATTGGTTCAAAGCGTAATGGTGGCAAGCATTATAATATTGATATTCTGCTGAAAAGTTTCAGTCTAATATGAAAAAAATCTACCCGGATGTTCGTATCATTTCACACGAACAATTTATTGAAGAATTCATGATATAATACGGAACTCTCTATGTGCCAATCCCCTAAGTGGCACAAGGGGTCCCCCAGAACCGGCAGGGACCCCTTAGAATTCTCTCAGTTCACAAGTTCACCCGATGCGAATCGACGTCCTCTGCCCCGCTGCTCCCTGGGAGAATACCACCACCGACATGGATCGTGCTTATGATCTGGCATACGATCTGGCAGAAGAGTATAGCTGCAGTGTCACTCTTCGTTATAACGAAACCGGAATCATTATGACCACGGTTGAGGCTTAGTCCTCAAAGAACTTTAATTCCAACTCATCATCTAAAATGAAAACAATCGCCCTCATCTTTGCAGTTGCTTTTGTATTCTCTCCCATGGTTAGAGTTGCAACCTCAAACACACTTCACACAACCGCTGATATCATCACTTCTCACAATTAATTATATCTAATCCCCTCCGGGGTGTGCCAATCCCCTAAGTGGCACAAGGGGTCCTCCGGAACCGCTGGGGACCCCTTAGAATTCTTTCAGTTCACAAGTTCACCCGATGACCGCCCCCACTCCCCTGAAAACCATTCTCTCCCCCACCCGCTATCCGTTCGCTGTAGCTATGGTGATGAATGGTAAGATCATCAGCACGGTGGCATATCCCCACACTTTGGAAGATTGCTACTTTCAAGTTCAAGCCTGGCGCTCAGCCCGTCCTCATGATCAGTACATTATGGCTGAGCAGCGTGAGATCGGTGAGAAGACTCCTGATCGGGTCAACACCTACTGGGTAGCAGTTTAGGGGTGCCAATCCCCTAAGTGGCACAAGGGGTCCTCCGGAACCGCTGGGGACCCCTTAGAATTCTTTCAGTTCACCAAACCACTCAAACCAATGAATCTCTACATTATCAATGACGTGCTGACCGATTATACCTCCGGAATGTGTGTGATTGCCGCTGAATCTAAAGAACAGTGCCGGGAGATCTTTACTGAAGAATTCAGCGCACCCTGGCACGCTAAAGAATATGACGAAAGTGCTACCATCACTGTAATTGAGAACGTTCAACATCCTGCTGGTTTGCTGAGCTATGTCTATGGTGGGGGGTGATAATCCTCCCTCACAAGTTCACCTTCATTCTTTCACTCCAATGACCGACAATTCCTACAACGGCTGGGCAAACTACGAAACCTGGAATATCTCACTCTGGTTGCAGAATGAGTATGGTTTCTGGAAACTTGCCCGGAAATTTGATAACTACAACCGCCTGATTCCTCACCTTGAGCATAACTTTGGGCAGATGACTCCCGATGGTGTCCGTTGGATGGATCCGAGCGTTAATGTTAAAGAATTGAATGAGATGCTAAGTGAAATGTGACGGTCGGCAGACTGGCACAAGGGGTCCCCCAGAACCGCCAGGGACCCCTTAGAATTCTCTCAGTTCACAAGTTCACCCGATGCTGATTTCCGAAGCGATGGTCATGCTGGCGCCCTACGGTGTGGAGCGGATTGAGCGCATCCCCAACCGCATCCCCAACCCCTACGGCACCCAACTTTGGAAGGTCCGCCATCACGGGCAGGATTACTCCTATGCCTGCCAGCTGGAATCTCTAGTCTGGGCGCTGACCCCCGAAGATGAGTGGGAGGGTTGACCTCCTCCCCCATACCCGATAGAATTCTCTCAACTGCAACCCACCTCATGACAACTGCCGAACTGAATGCCGCCATCTCCTCCGGAGAATTCAAGGTCACCCGCTTGCCCCGTCGCGGACCCCGCCCCGGACAGGCAGCGATGACTCCTAAGGAATTCCGCGCTGCCTGCCACGCTGAAAAGATCCGCAAGAGGGCTTGACCCCCTCCCCCATACCCTGTAAAATTCTCTCAGTTCACACCCCCCCCTCCCCCGATGGCAATCCTTCAGTTCCGTCTCCGTGCTACCTGGCCCAACGGCGATAGCGAAATTAAAGGCGTTTACGACACCCTCGAATCTGCCAATCGCCGCAAGGCAGAATGGGAGGTCTGCTGCAATGCTTGGGGCAATACAACCGGAATCCAGTTCCTGGTGGAGCCCAACCCATAGGGGTTTGGGTATTCTCCCCCTCCCTGCTACAATTACATTCAACCGCAACAAATCTCATGCATTGCTCCACCTTTCCTTCCACCGTCTGGGATTGTACTGATGAGAATGATTGCATCAGTTGGGCACAAGCATCCTACGCAGCAAAGCTTCATGGATTGTGGGATGATTTCCGCACCGATTATGGAACCACTGCTAAGTTCGGACGTGTAGATGCTGGTGAATTTCTGCAGTGGTTGGGGTACTGAACTCTACATTTAAGTTCATTACATTTTCATTCACTACATTCGTTTCAATGAACTTCACCAAAGCAATGATTCTTTTTCTGGTCGCAATGGTTGCAATTCGTCCGGACTTTAAGACTGTTGCTACAATCAACCCAGCGCAGGAAGAAGCTGCTGAAGCCTTCTGTATCGCTCACGGTTGTGGTGATCAACCTCCTATGGATTACATTCAGTCCTGATAGTTTTCACTCTTCATCTTCATCATCATGATTCTCAACGTTGCATCTGACATTCATACCCGGCAGTTAGTCTGGGTTGCTACTTATCCTGAGAAGGGACAGCAGAACTCACATACGTGTGATGTAAGTGTTGACGGTCTTTCTTCTGTTGAGTGGTCGGGTCTTATGAGTGTGGGAGGCAGGGTATAGAGTAACTCTGAGACTTGTGCCCCCTACTTATATTCGTGGGGGGCAGTCATTCGTTCGTGTTTGGCAGTTAAATTGATGGCGGGTTTATTATATTTTGCGGGCGTCGTTATAAGGATCCTTATAATATTATAAGGTTTTAATGGGGGTTATATAAATTGATGGGTCCCGGTAATCTATAAAAGTAAATATAGACTGTGTTTTTTATCTTTAAAAAAAATTTTTCTAAATAAAAAAATATTTTAAAAAGAAAATCTGCTACATGAAAAAAAATTTCGGGGAAAATTTTGAAGTTTTAAAGGTCGATTCAATTACAGGAGAGTACTACATTACAATTCCAGAATCAATTATAAACGAACTTTCTTGGTATGAAGATACAGAAGTTTCTATAAAACTGGAAGGAACTGAGTTAATCATTTCAGAAAAATAAAAAATTGACAAGACATACATATTGTTGTATGATATGAAAGTAAAACTATTCAATTATGGCTAAAGGATTTACAGTAAAAGCAAAAGCACCCACAGTTCAACAAGAACAAGAGTGGGATTATAATTTAGCAAAAGAAATGATTAATGGAAAATCAGTTGTCTTTTGTCTTCCTGGAAGAGGAGTGTCTTACACTTATTTGAAAAGTTTTGTTCAACTTTGTTTTGACTTAGTTCAATCGGGAGCAAGCATTCAAATTTCACAAGATTACTCATCAATGGTTAATTTTGCAAGATGCAAATGTCTTGGTGCAAATGTACTGAGAGGGCCAGATCAAATTCCATGGGATGGAAAACTTAATTATGACTATCAATTATGGATTGATAGTGACATCGTTTTCAATACAGAAAAATTCTGGCAGTTGGTTTTAATGGATAAAGATATTGCTGCTGGTTGGTATTGCACTGAAGATGGTCGTACAACTTCTGTAGCACATTGGTTAGAAGAAGGTGATTTTCGAAACAATGGTGGAGTAATGAATCATGAAACAATTGAAAGCATTTCAAAAAGAAGAAAACCATTTACAGTAGATTATACAGGATTTGGTTGGCTTTTAATTAAACACGGAGTATTTGAACATCCAGAAATGAAATATCCTTGGTTTGCCCCAAAGATGCAAGTTTTTGAATCTGGCGAAGTTCAAGATATGTGTGGAGAAGATGTAAGTTTCTGTCTGGACGCAAAAGAAGCAGGTTTTGACATTTGGTGTGATCCTCGTATTCGGGTTGGACACGAAAAAACAAGAATCATCTAATAAAATGATAGAAAAATATAATATTCTATGTAGAGGTCGTAAAATTTATTCCTCATTAACACAAGAAGAATATTTTGATGCTTTAGAAGATTTATCTCTTGAGTACTATAAAACTGGTTCACCAAAGCCAGAAGAAATTGAAACCGAAATTATTGGAGAATAACTCTTATGTCTATGTCAAAAGGAAAAAATGGATTTTATATTCCAGGTCAACCAAAAAAGTCTCGTCAAGGAAATGGTGGTGGAACTAAATATGCAGCATCATCTCGTAATGGAGCACGGAAAAAATATAGAGGTCAAGGTAAGGGGTAGTGAGTTGTTTATTAACAAATTTACCAGCACAAAAAGTTTGGATTCGTAAAGAATATCTTCGTGATTTTAAAGACGGATATGGTGAATTTGTAGAAGGCGTCTGGGTATGCGCTAAAAGCATACCTGGACGCGCTTTTTATTTTGAGACCTATTTACCTGAATATGGTGCTCTTTATGATAAATTACCAATTTCAGCATTTGTTTCAGAACCCAAAACACCAGAACTTGACTTAGATCTTCCCAATTTACAATTTTGGAATTGTATGGATTATGGAATTAGAACAATATGTAAACAATTTATTGCTTCGATGGATTGGGAGATATTATCAAGACATTTTGGAACTCTTAGAGGTCAATATATATGCACCTTAGACAATTATCACTACAATCCAGATGTAATTGATTACAGTACAAGTGAAATTCCAGAAGAACATAAATCGTTTAATCTCATCGAACTAATTAATGGTCAATTTGCACTTTACCCAAATAATAGATGTAGAATTTTTGACAATAGTTTGTCACCAGAAACTCCAAAAATTCCAGATTTTAAAGTTTCTACCATAAAATATCAGGTTGAAAATGGGGTAAATTGGGGAAGATTGGGAGATACTGATGATTATTTTTGGAAAACACCGAGAGAAAGAGAAAATAAATAATTTTTTTAATAAAATTTAACTTGAATCATTTTTCAATGGGTAAACACCTACTTTTAGAGGTGTATAATGTTGATTTTAACCTCATAAATGATGTTGAATCCTTAGAAAAAGTCATGATTGTAGGTATCGAACGTGCAAAAATGACAATTTTAAATATTTTTTCACATTGTTTTATACCTCAAGGGTGTACAATTGTAGTAACTCTTGCTGAAAGTCATGTTTCCTGTCATACATGGCCTGAAAAAAACTGTTTAGCAATTGATGTTTATACTTGTGGGGAAAAAAATCCTAAATTAATTGCAATTGAGTTACTTAAATACCTCAATTCTTATGATTATAATATTAGAGAATTATATCGTTAAATAGAATTGTGCGATAGAACCGCACAATAATAAAAGTTCTGTTTTATTCATTAAAACAGGAGAAAAAATGTCAGTAGATAGAGACAAAAATTACATGTATAGAATGTGGGGAACGAATAAACTAATTACAGATTATAATATGAATGTGGATTCACCAAAAAGAATTATTCAAGAAATTATGCATGATTCTGCACCAAAACATAATTTTAAAGATCAAAATGATTTGCATGAAAAAATAAGAAATAATGAAGATTATGATGATTGGGAATATGGAACTGAGCCACTTTATGGAAATGTTTGGAAATAAAGCATAAATAAATCAAAACACTTATTTCAATGACAGTTACAAGGATTTCTAGATCTTTTAAAGATATTAGTTTATCCTTTGATCCTCATCCTGTGACAAAGGATTTACCTGTGATTACAAATGAAAGAGCAATTATTCGCTCTATTCGCAATTTAGTCCAAACAATTCCAACTGAAAGATTTTTTAATCTTGATTTGGGATCAAATGTTCGCTCTAGTTTATTTGAATTTGTTGATTTTGGAACTGCTTCTGCAATTGAGCAGGAAATTAAATACACAATTACACAATATGAACCAAGAGTGAATAACTTAAATGTCGAGGTAAATCCCAGTCCAGATACAAATGAATTTGAAGTGACTGTAACATTTGAAATTATTGGTCAAGAATTTCCAGTACAAGAATTTACTTTTATCGTAGAGGCAACAAGGTAAAATGCCTTTCACTCAATTTGCAAATTTAGATTTCGATCAAATTAAAA